GTGTCTAACGACATGTAATGCAATGCCGACCAAGTCAATCACGGTCGAACATATTGCTGCTCTTCATGAGCGCTTTCCATTGACTTATAAAGTTGAATTGAAAGAAAATGTAGCAATGCCAAAGCAATGGGATCCGAATTTTAAACATCTTAAAATTCGATATGGTTCTATGAAAAGTTTTGTGGCAGGTGTTCCAGAAAGGAAGGATCAAAACGGAAATATAGTCACGTCATCAGTGAATGACTGGCCAGAAACCGATTTGAACGGAATTGTTGATCAGATAGTAGAACGAATGATCAATAATATGACATTCTTTAACGCTAGAATGGCTTCAATGCGTCAGACTCCCTTACAGGAGCATGGTTTGTCGGATGACGAAGATGGAGAGATGTTTGATTTCGATGCTATTGAAACTGAACAGATCACCCATTCTGAAATTCCAGAAGGGTATATCCCTGAGGAAACTGAAGAAGAGCTTGCGGCGTTAGGAGATGAAAATGAGTTAAACTCTACTTTAGAAGTTGTTGAGCAACTGATTCAATCTACCGAAGTAGAAACCCCTCAAGTGGAAGCGCAAGAAAGTATTCGAATCGCCATGACTAGAGTGGAACCAGTACGAACTGCTGGAACTGCGCAAGACGCATTGCGAATCGACGCTACTTTGAGAGCGATTGCAACAAATTTGCGAAGAGTAGTAAATCAAGAACACTGTAATACTATTCAAGATGTAGGAGATTGGACTTGGTATCTACGTCGGAAAGATAATCGAGGATTGATAAACACATCCTTTAGTCCCGATTTATTTCCAGGTGAAACCGGTCTTTACGATTTCTTATCATCTTTAGGAGCATGGTTTGTTCCAGAAGAAAATCGAGTAGCATTCGAAACAGCGTTTGTTCGCCAAGGCTTTTTAAAAGTCAATGGCCCATTTGATGAATATCTTTGGGGTCCATTGCTGAAGAATGGTAGAGTTCTCTACCTAATCAGCGACGATCTTATATCGAAGATTGACGTTGCGACACGAGGTTTCTGGAGAGGAACTATTCCACATCGCTTGAGATTAATCAATTCGTGGTTTTGGTCACGGAGAGGACAAGCTATATTCGCTATGAACTTCATTGATATCGTTGGCTATATCTTGATTCCCCCTCACCCAGCTTACTTTGTAAGTCATTTGCTTCGTTGCTGTACATATTCAATGTATCCGGAGAGAGTTGGCCCGTTCTGGGTCAGAGATTTCTCATGGAGAGGATGGGCATATAATGTCGAGAATACTCTCATCGCACCTGTATGGTGTGTAGCAAAAGTATTTGAATATTTCGAAACAGTTGCTGAAAGGTTAAAAGCGCATATGTTAAACGTCGCGGTCCAACTATTAGAATTCTTAGGAGTTTCAGTAGAAGGATTATGGCGTGATATAGCGACGATAACTATCAATTTAGCTTCAGAAGTGGTAATAATTGGCTTAGTAGCTATTTTATTGTTTATCTTCTGGAAGTTGATGAAGCTCCTTTTTAGTCCAAAGACTGAAAAATTGGAGCAGCATGATTCGAAGAATGAGTTCGGTAAAATGTCTCGTCAACGAAAGAATGCAAAGAAGGACAAACGCCTTCAAGTTCGCCAATTCAAACAACGCGGATTCGAGGAACTCATTTGTGATGATTCCTGTACCTTAAATAGTCATGAAGAAGACGATGATAACTGGTACAAAGTTGGTTGTCTTAATTTAGACAAATCAATTTACACTGAAACAGCAATCGAATGGTTGCTGTGCGAACGTCAATTTGATGAATCTCATCATGCAATGATTATTCGCAATAAGAATACGCATATTGCCATTCAAGTGGAGGACATTGATGACTTCCATGTGGAAAAAACTGAATTCTTAGAAGCTAAACGTATAACTATGCTGGTTAATAAGAAAGAAGTATTTTCCCCTCAAATTCGCTTTAACATTGTTGGCGAAATTGATGAAGTCTGCGATCGCTATAGTAATTACTTGAATTCATTCAAGGAACTTAATATATGTGATTGGGAAGGCGATATTGATTTTCGAAAAATCGATAATATTTTCCATGTGAAAGTGTGTCTGGTAGGTCTGACCACGACTATTCAAGGCAAACCACAGCACTTTACGAGGAGAATGCTCAAAGATCTTGCTAGTATCTCTCAAGATATTTTAGGTCTTAAAGAGCGTAATGATGGTGATATTAAAATCGCCTTTGAAGAGAATGGTGCAGCTGATAGCATTCAACTTCATCGAACACTGATTGACAATCATCAAGTGTTTATGTCTCGTGTTCCTTTACCGGAGCTTGATACAGAACGTATGGGTAAAAATACTCATGGTCTTGGACATCTAAACCAGATAATCTTTAATACGCATAATTATGCAGTTGGTGATTTTGTTAGGTTCTGGCGTTACAAGAACAAAGGTTCTCCACACTATCAAATGTGTGAAGTAACTCGAGTTGATGTTGTTCGCGACATTGGCTTCGCTAGAATTGTCGGCAAAGATGAAATGTTGAAGCGATTGAGAGAAATTGGCTGTTCTGCAGTTAATATGTCTTCAGTTCCAGATAGATTTAGATCTTTGGAAACTCATCTTTGCGATGAGAAAACGTGGTTTACATTAGCTGCGGATCAATCGTGTTTGTGTTTCCTACCATCATCGGGAATTTCAGCAATCGGTCGAAGTCATATCAAAGGTAAAACATCCTATTTGATAAATGGCGAATCGGAACTGCGAGATTATGTAGAGGTTTCTCAATTAAACCTTAGCGTTGGTCTTGCAAAACCGGGAGATTGTGGGGGTATAGTAATGTCCTTCCATGATCGCCATCAAACCAAACTTTTAGGTTTCCATTCTGGTGGAACACCAAGTCATTGGTATGCTTCGATCCTTAAGAAAGAAGATTTGCTTGAATTTAAGCAACACGGAGACAATGACGATCGTTTTGCAACTTTGATTGTCAAAGGTTCTCCGACTGATCTACCTAGTGGATCAGAAGTTACTTTCCTTGGAAAGTATAAATTCTCAACGCGTCCAGCCGGGATTAAATCACTGGCTCATTGGTCTTATTCTCCTTTTTCGGAAGAATTTGAAGAACAACTTCAACCAGGTCCTTTAGATGCTTATGATCCTCGGATCAAAATTGATCTTCCAGTAAATCAATTAGGAGAAAAATCTCTATTACTGACTCCCAATGGAGTAATGTGTAAAACATTACCTTCCATTGACATTGAAACTTTACTTCTAGCTGAACAGCAGATTATAGATGAGATGTCGGCTAAGATTGGGCACATTACTGTGTTACCCTTAGCTCTGGAAGATATAATTGAGCGAGGACTCAATGGTGGACGTGAAAACCAGTTTTGTACTGGAATGGAGCTTGATAAAGCTTGCGGGTTACCTTGGAACG